AGTGTTCAACAAAGGGTGGAAGTTATACCATACACAATGATGTTGAAATGTTTTGTTGCATCTGTCGGGTGTAACATTATTCAGTACGCTGAGTGTATTTTTGGGAAGAAAAGAATCAACGGAACAATGGCTCGTCGAATCCCCTCAACTTCTTCGAATGCAATGTGTCGATACGGTCGCGCAACGCCTCCATCGCACGGATGCTGATGTCCAAGTGTTGACGCACGCGCTTCCTGTAAAACTCGTTGGCCATGCCTTGCAGCTTCAGCTCGCCGTGTAAAGGCTTGTCGCTCACACACAACAATGTTCCATACGGCACGCGGTACCGATAACCGTTGGCCGCAATCGTAGCCGACTCCATGTCCACCGCTATTGCACGCGAGTCCTCGATAATGTGCTTATACGTCGCAACGTCTAATTCCCAATTGCGATCGTCGGTCGTCAACACTGCACCCGTGCGTGCAGGGATCTCACAATTGGTCACTCCATCGATGGCTTGTTGAATCGCGTTCTGGATCTCGCTCAAACAGGGAACGGGCACCCATAAGGGTACTTGCTTGTCGAGAACGTGATCGAAACGCACGTAGCTGTGAGCCAACACATAGTCGCCGAGCTTTTGAGTGGCACGGAGGCCACCACAGTGTCCGACCATGAGCCACGCATGAGGGCGTAGCACGGCCAGGTGGTCGGTGATGGTCTTGGCGTTACTGGGCCCGACGCCGATGTTGATGAGCGTGATGCCGTTGCCGTCGGGTCGCACAAGGTGATACGCCGGCATCTGAACGAGTGTCGGTTGTGCCACCGCTTCCTCGTCGGTTAGATCGACGTTGTCCGGTCCGATGACGCGGCAACCCTCGTTGGTCGCGGCGTAGCTCTTGGCGTATTCGACGAACGCCGGCACATATCGATGATAGTTTGTCAACAATACAAAGCGTTGAAAGTGTTGGGCATGTGTGCCCGTGTAATGTTGAAGACGGTTGATCGAAAAGTCGACGCGCAATGCGTCAAAATACGACAGGCACTTTGCCGACTGCTGAATGTCGCGAATGTTTCCGAGGTCGGGCATGAGCGTGTTGGCCAGATGCAACCACTCTTGCTTGACTTGGATGCCGGGGACAAAGCTGACGGGAATGCGCTCTTGACTGGGATACACTGCAAACTCGGCGTCGTACCTCTTGCTCAACGCACTCAACTGCTCCAAAAAATAGGCACGAAACAAGGCGGGTTGTGTGACCGTCCCATGCGATGTCGTGTCCTTATGGACAATGCAATAACTCATCGTATGCGCATTTGGTTGAGCTCGGTACTTGCACCGAATCTCCAACATTGGGTACGTGGCCGGTGCGCTAACGTCGGCACGCATTGACTCGATGGCTACATCGTACAATTTCTCCAACTCAACAACAACACATTGTGGATCATGAGTGACCAACATTGTGATATATCATACAAAAACAATTCTTCTCGTAGAGAACGGCGATCGTAAATTAATCATTAACCCTTGTAGAATGCCACTACATATTCGGGCAACGCAGCGGCGTCGTCTGGCACTACATATATCGCCGGCCGGGCCACCTTGTCCACAAACACCGTGCCTGTGACATGACTCTTTCCGAGTACCGGACGAGACTCGTAGGAATTCAAGAGTTGCGTATGCGCGATGCGGCACACAAACATGAACGACACCTCGTCAATCGACTTGGGCGCGTAATTGTAGCTGTATGACGCATCTCTTGCGAAATATGATCCCTTGCCGTAGGCGGACCGTTGGTTCATGGCCGCCTTAAACCCCTCGCGTACAATAGTGTCGATGCAGGTCTCTGATGTGCCGTGGAACAACCGCGCCTCTTGGTAACTCGCACCGTTGAATTTAATGTACTAATGTTTCATTAAAAAATCTATTTTCTTCAACATCCTTCGCTTTTTCCAAAAAATGGTTAGCTTATGCTACATTTTCATTGGGGTCGACAGTCTCAATTACTCGAACAATATACCTAAGCCTTGAGACAAAGGGTCGGATTGAAACATATCGACAAAGACACAATTATGTTGTCGAAGACATCATTTCTTCCACAACACTCGAAGTACACACTTGGGATCAACTTCCCAACACGTCTCTGCTACTCAGACAACGGGTTTATCTTTCTCACAGCTTTTAGAAAAATGTTTAGAGATCCCACTAGATCTCTGTCATGTTTGAAACCACACTCTTTGTTCTTACAATGATAAACTTCGTTACACTTGTTCAATTGTCCACAACATGGACATGTTTGACTCGTGTAATGCTCTTTCACTTCCATGAAGGTGGTTCCTAACTCTAAACATTTCTCTTTCAGTTTGTTAAAGAATTCTCCATGCCCCGTTTGGAGCATGCTTCGAACAGTTTTGGATGTCAACTTTCGATCTTTCTTCATACACATCCTTGCAGTCTCTAATTTTGGCATCATCACCAAGTCATACCTTGATGCCAAAAAGTGAGCACATTGATCTTTCATTTCTTTCTTCAAATAGAAGACTTTCTTTCGAATTCGTTTTATTCTTTCAGCGTGTTTTTTCTTCTTTGATTCTTCTGTTTCTTTTTTTGCTCTTTCTAAATACATCTTGTCCAATTGGATCAATAAAGACGTCACTCTGGTTGACCATCGGTTTCCCATCATGAAAGATTCTTGACTATTCGGAGCATATGTCGTGAGATATTTTCGGACCCCTGGATCGATTGCAACAGGATTCAAGCATTCTTTCTTCTCCGGCTTCAATGTTTTCTCTACTGGAAGAATTAGAAAGTACTCGCCAAATTTGGTTTTCTGAATCTTGCAATCCATTTCAGGATGTTCGTTGGGCATGAGTTTGTGCAACTGTTTCGTACCAAAGTATCTCATTTCTTTCAAGACATCTTTACAGACGAATAGTGAATCACCCACTTTTTTTACGCTTGCTTTTTCAACTGATATTGACCACCCATTACTTTGTTCTTTCTTCTTGGTTCGATAAGGGCTTGTAAAATGTTTAATGTTTTTCTCTTTCAAATTCGTAAAGCAAGCTTTAAGGTTGGCGCATGCTTCAAAAACTGCTCCTGCCCGTATAATTTTAGGACATTTCAACAACCAAGGCTTGTTGTTGTAAAAGCTGTTTGGGTTTCCTCCCCCTCTTCTTTGGTACGTTACCAACCGGTTTCGAAGTTTCATCTTGTCCTTTAGAGTCTTGTTCTTTGGGTTTGTCAACAATGATATTGTTTTGTTGTAGAGAAATCTCGAGCATCCTGCCCAAGAGTTCAGGGACTCCTTTTGTTCCTTGTTCGGGTTGAGTCTCAACTTGAACGCCTTCACAATTTTCTTTTGTTTTACTTTTGTATCTTCGCATTCCATTCCATCGACAACAGTAAACCTGCACGATTGCCATAAGGTCCTTTCCAAGTTCTGATTCTGGGGTTGTATCTTCAGTGTCGAGAACCACGATTTTAGTTCCGAACTCTGAGCACATCCATTCGATGAGTTCGCATCCAAATCGGGCAAGGCGGTCCCTTGAAGCCACGACAATTGTTGATACATTTCCTTTCTTGACAGATCCCAGAATTCGTAAAAGTCCTGGCCTCTTGAAGTTGATTCCTGATCCGATGTCAAAGATTTCTTCGACACCATATTCGGATCCACGATGTTGGTCAGGAACATTTTTTCGGAGAAATTCTTGTTGTCTTTGGAGATCGTCTTTTTGTTTACTGGAAGAGACTCGTGAGTACAGGATGACTTTTGGCTTTTCTTTGATTTTGACTTTTGAGATATTGACACTTGGGTCGATACTTGAGATGTCGAAGAGTCGCATACCTCCGGGCGTCCGGATTGTTTTGATGAGCCCTTGGTCACTCCATTTTCTAAGGATTCCTTGACCGACTCCGAGTAAATCGGAGGCGACCGAGATTTTACACAACTTGACTTTTTCATTTTGATTCATACTATTGCCTTCATGCATCTATAATATGAACTTGTCTTTAAGTGCTTTATCAATAAATATTGAAAACTCATAGGTTATGGTTTAGCTGTTCAAACCCAACTTGGCACAATGAGAGGCGTATCGATCGGAGAGTTCAGGGTTATTCAATCGGTTCAACCACAACACGCAAGCATTAGGACAAGAGCGTGCAATCATGTCGTAGATTTCGTCGAATGCTCGGTCGCTCATTAACACCGGTAAAGTGGCCATTTGGTCGACTTTGAAAATCCAGATTATCCCTTAAGGATTAATTTTTCTTTATATCATTTCGCACAACGAAGCAAGTACGAGCAAGCCATTATCATTGTGATGGTCGTCGCAGACATGGCGACCCACACCCCGGTCAACCCCAACCAATGTTGCATCGCAAAATGAAGGCATGGACCGAGTACGCCATAGCCCAATAGGTTGACGGTCGCCACGCGTTGTTGCCCCCCTACGCCGTGTAAAGCACCCGAGAGACTCGAGAGCATCTTTTCCATCGCGCAATACAACATGACCAACGGCAAGTATCCCACCAACTCGGATCGCATCGCAAGATCTCCCGTAAACACAGAGACGACATGAGGGCCGTATAGAATGCTGGCAAATACGGCAAAGGCACTCGTGACCGCCGCATAGAGCGCGCTCAGCGCAAGGACGATCTCTTTGTGTGTGCTGAATATCGTGCGCGTCCACGTCGTGTTGAAAATGGGCACCGTGTGAGTGTAGTACTCGAGCAATGCCATGTTACACATGAGCGTGTGTAACAACGTCGCTGTCTCGTCCATGTAGTATTGGACAAACAACATGGTGATGTGCATATAATTGGAACTTGTGATCATTGTCACCATACTCAACGTACCCACACGAATGTACTCGGCCATGCTCGCCCACGTTGAACGCGCGGATGAATGTCGTCGTAGCGCTTCCCAATCGCAAAAGAACATGTTACAAACGATGTATGCGACGCATTCGAAGGTATAGCCAATGCTATAAGCCATTGCGATTCTTAGGCATCCGTTTTGACGATGCGCCCACGCCAATGTGAGTGCGCTTCTTGTGGCGACTCCCCCGATGACGATCGCACTCTTGAGCTCGGGACGTTTGGTCAGCACAAGCACCGACTTGAAGACGCAACTGAACGTGACGGCGATGAGGCCGGGTAACGAGGCCCAAAGATACACATATGCGAGAACCTTGCTCGTAGGATTTGTGAAAAACATGCTAACGACGACATCCGACAAGCTGAACAACTCGAACAAGACCACGGCAAAGACTAAGTTGATGCCGAGTGCGATGCGTGCGACCGAATACGCACTAGCTTGTGTCTTGTCCGTGAGTGCATAAACGTGCATAAAAGCCATGTGGAAGCCGACGATGAGCACAGTGAGCACCGAGGTCGTCGCCCCGCAAAAACCGACGACCACAACTTCTTCGGTAGAAAGATGCGACGTGACGAGGTAGTGTTGGAGCAGCGTTGCCGCGGCCATCGCCAGCGACTCCCCCGACGTTCGAGCAGACACTTTGACAAACATGACGATCTCGGAAAAAACCGTGTCTACAAAGCGTGGTTCTACTTGACGTTCGATCAAGGGTGTCAACAGGTCCTCACGGCCCTCACGGTCCTCATTCAGTTGCATTATGCATTGACCAAAGACCTTTTTTTCGTCTTGGGTAACACAGTGACCGAGACAATGTTTCCACGCATGTTGGCAGGGACGCATGCACGGTCGTTCTTGTACGTCACTACGTCACCATTGGACATGTTGAGGACGACGACGTGCGTGGGCGGCACTCGGAACGACCCCACCTCGCTCAAGTCGTAGTTGTCTTTGAGCTCCTTGGCAGAGAATTGGCCCTCGCTCAAGGCCATGCCTGGACCCTTGTAGTTGCAAGCGGCATAAAACAGTGGAGTGACGACACATCGCTTCAAGTCCTCCACCATTGTGCGCTTCAAGTATATAAAAGCCTTGATGTCGCGCAACGACCGTACCCCTAGAGCGACGTGCAAGGACGTATCCGACGTCACCGCGACAAAGCCATTGTCCAACCTAGAAAGTGCGCGGTCAACCATGACGGCGTCCAATCGACCCCGAGAATCGAGGTCGCGATTCTGCAAGGCCACGTCTACAAGTTCGGTGACGGCGAGCATGTCAATCTCGAGTCCGATGAGACGTTTCTTGGTGGCGTCGGATAATTTCAGGTCTGAGGGGAACAAGTTGGCAAAGTAAATGGAGAATTCGTGGTCTATTCGTTGCATGTTTTGGCGGATGTATAACGGGTTGCACACAGGACACGGTGCTCTCCAGGTGCTCTCAAGAATCATTAGGATGTTTGAGAGTTCGAGCATTACGTCCCCCAAGAGACCCGCGTGATAGCTTTCAAAGTATACGAGCACCTTTTGCACATTGGTGTCCATAAACATTTGCAAGAACTCGTGCATCGTGAGCTTTTCGCCATAGGTGTCGACCAGGTACTCCATGCGTGTCACCGTGAGCGCATACAACAGTGTAAACTTGTCCGGGTCTGGCCACGGAAAGTCCTTGAGCGCGTCCAACGTCTCCCGGATCTTGGCCATCGACGATAAAATTTCCCCAACGGAGGCCTCGTCTAAAGAGCACATCGACGGCTCCTCTTCCCACCCCTCGACGACGCCCTTGACGACGCCTTGTCGCCTGAGCATGGCGAGTGTGACGACTATAAACACGATTATAAGGACAATAATGATGATGGCCTTGAGCATTCCTACACATTCACCATAAAAAAGATCGCACACATTCTCGCTCATTCTATCACTATGCCTTGTCGATGGTTTCATAGGGGTCGACGCCCGACTTGAAGTTGATGGGCAACTGGATCGTCGTTCCAAAAGACGTATTTTGACGTGCCAGTTCGTCGTTCAAGCAATATATTTTAATCTTGTTTTGCTGCGCCATCTCACTCAACACTGTGTCGATTTGTTGCTCGATCAACGTCTTATCCAAAAACTCGGTAATGCGTCGTGCGCTGTCGCGTCGGACAACGTAGCCGTGTGTTTGAAAGAACCTGTCCATGTCGGAGTGTTGTTCGTACTTGACACACTTGATGCAGAAGCATCCCAACAAGAGCATGTCCCAATCGCTAGGGATCTGTGTCATGGTGGCTGTTAATTTGCTATACAATTTGGGGTCGATCACGGCGTCGTCCTCGAACACGATTCCGTACGGCTTGTCGGACTCGGCGATAATGCGCAAGACTTGTTGGTGGCTTAGGTAGCAGCCGACGCCTCCAGGTGTCAATTGATAGTGCTTGACGCGGTAGCCGTTCTTCTCGGCGTCTTGGATCTCGGCTAGAGCTCGGGGGGACACATAGTCGGCGAGGTTGAGCATGCGACCGTCGACCGCTTCGAAGCGAAAAAAATTCTTGGATCCCAAGTCGCAACCCTTGTATTGTTCGACAAACGACTTGAGACGGTCGGCGTTCTTGGACATGTTGATGAGGTAGATCTCAAAGTCCTTCAATGATAACACTCCGTCCACAAAACTGTCCATGATGGACTTTGCCTTTTTGCATCCGCAACGATTGCTCGATACGAGCATCAAGACGACGACAAACACGACAACCACAGACACTGTCAACACGGTAGTGTGGGTATCCATCCGGTTTTACACTCTGGTCAGAAAAAACTCTTTGTGACACTTTGTGACACATTGTGCCAAAAATATTGATGATTAAAAGTACAACTTGTGTCTGAAGATACCAACATGCAGCTGCTCATCGTCGAGTCTCCTGCAAAGGCAAAAAAGATCCAATCGATCCTACACAAACTCGGACACGACGACTTTCGCGTCATCGCATGTTGCGGTCACGTGCGAGATCTCGACAAAAAGACCCTGTCGATCGACGTCGACGACGGGTTCAAGCCAAAGTTTACGCCCATCCCCGGCAAGATGGACGAGGTGACCAAGCTATGTCGCAAAGCGGATCGCGTGTGGCTCGGCTCGGACAACGATATGGAAGGCGAGGCGATCTCGTGGCATTTGCAACAAATGTTGGGGCTTAAGGAAAATTACAAACGCGTGACGTTCAACGAGATCACCGAGCGAGCTCTGCGCGCGTCCATCAGCAAGCCGAAAAAGATCAACATGCCGTTGGTTGAAGCGCAATTGGCTCGTCGCGTTCTAGACCGTCTGGTCGGCTTTAAGCTGAGCCCTTTATTATGGGACAATTTCAGTATCGGCAGCAATCAACGAGGAGGCGGAGTGGCGGGTCTTTCGGCAGGGCGCGTGCAATCTGCGGCTCTCAAGATCGTATGCGACCTAGAACAACGCATCGAGGACCATGAACCCGAAGCGTATTGGTCGGTTGTCGCAGACTTTGTCGTATTGGGTGTACCTCTCGAAGGCAAGCTCTATGATGTGGACGGGGGCATGTGCAAGCTCGACATCAAAAAGGAGGCCAAACAGGTGCTCGGTGCGCTTACGCTCCGACCTACGGTGACCAAAGCGTCTTGCAAGATGGCCCACGAGGCACCGCCCGCTCCCTTCACGACGAGCACCTTGCAGCAAGCGGCGTCCAAGGCCGGGTCGGGGGTGCAGCAAACGATGCGCAACGCCCAGGCCCTCTATGAGCACGGTTTGATCACCTATATGCGCACGGATTGTTGCATGATTGCCGACGATGCATTGGACGAGATCGGGACTCATGTGCATGAGGTCTATGGCCCAGAGAATCACAAACGACGTACGTGGGAACACAAGAAGGCCAAGGGCGCACAAGAGGCGCACGAGGCGATCCGACCCACGGACGTCACGATGACCGAGCCGCACTTTGAGGGAATTACCGTCGCTCACAAAAAGTTGTATGCACTCATCTGGAAGCGTACGGTGGCCTCGCAGATGGTCGACGCCGAATATGCCGAGGCCGTGGTCCACGTGCGAGATAAAGGCTTGTCTGGCCAAGAGTTTGTCGGGAAACTCCGTGTGCTCGCGCAACCTGGATGGCAACTCGTGTATGACGTCGAAGTGGACAAAAAGCAACTCAAGCAGATCAACAAGTTACGAGCTGCGGGCGAGAGCGGGGAAGCCTTGCCGGCAAAATACGGAGAGCAAGTGCGCGCGCACAATACGTGGACGCACCCGCCCCAACGACACACCGAGTCGGGTCTCGTCAAAGTGCTCGAGACCGAGGGTATCGGTAGACCATCGACATACGCGGCCATCATCGACAAGCTTCTCACGAAAAACTACGTCGCCAAACAAAATCACAAGGGAGTTGAGCACAAGGCCGAAGACTATGTTCTAGACGTCGCTAAGCGCGAGGTGTCCAAGGAGGCCAAGGTGGTGGTGGTTGGCGCCGAGCAAAACAAGCTGACGGCTACGGCTGTCGGCAAGGCGATCAATACGTTCTTGGAGCAACACTTTGACTACATTGTCGATCGGGCGTTCACCGCGACACTCGAGACGGGGTTGGACGAGGTTGCCGAGGGAGAACGCACGCGGCTCGAGCTTCTCACCGAGTTTTGGCGCAAGTTCAGCAAGCGCCTCGCCCCTTGGGAGGCCAAAAAAGCCGAAGGCAAGGCCGAGCGTCAAGTAATCGAGCGCAATCCCGGACACGTGGTGAACGACTCGGAGGGGCGTGTATGGATCGCGCGAGAGGCACGTTACGGTCCGGTGTTGCAACACGAAAAGACGTTCATCAATCTCAAGTCATACTTGAACGAGAAAAAGATTAGCATCGGTGACATGACTGGGGATGATGTCGATGTTTTGACTCGGTTTCCCATCAAGCGCAAGGGAGGCGTTGAGATCGCATTGGGTCCGTATGGGGCGTATCTCAAGAAAGGCGGCGAGAATTACAAGATTGCGCCGTGGGTGTACAAACAATACGGGATCGCGAAAATCCACGAGCTCACCGATGTAGAGATCAAAGATGCACTCGCATCTCAAACCGAAAAGAAGAAAAAGAGAGAGGATGGTGACGAGAAAGGCGACGAGAAACCAAAACGTGCTGTCAAGAAAAAGAGCAAGTGACAATGGCATTGAAAATTTATTCGGCCTTTTCCTTTTTGAGATCCTCAATCTCTTTTTTGAGATCTACGACCATATGTTTGTATTCCTCACATGTCTCTTGAGTTGATCCGACGACTCCATAAAGATCAATGATGCTGGTGAGAATCGTGTCGTGGGCATTCGATACCATGTACACGATGACCAACATAGAAAGAGTGATGACGATACATGACACGTCAATGGCGGAAAAGCACAACAAATACATTTGAAAATAACCATGGGAAAATAATGTGGGCCTTAGACGCAGCGTGACACACCTACACGCGTCATCGGGCAAACGTCAGGAAGGACGTAGTGTCGGTCGAGCAGAGATAAGTCCGTCAGAGCCATGTACTTTTTCACTTTGCCAGACGTATCGGTCGCGGGTTCATTGGTCCCGTCTTGGTACATGTCGACGTCTTCGAACCCCAACTCGAGCAATAATGCGCGCATGCGCGATCCCTCTAATGGATGAGACAAGGTGTAAGAGACGCACGCAACGACCGCCTTGTAATAGTCGACCTTTCCACGCGGACGACGACGGATGTCAGCCAGCACGTACAACAACAAGGCCCGTCCAGTGCTCCGGGGAGCCGATACATCTGTCGATGTATCTAACGTAACGCCATGTGATGCCTTGGGTGACGTAGCGCCAAGCGAATCCCAATAAGCGTCTACATACGCTGGCACGTCCTCTTCCATATTTGCAGCCGGCTCACTTGTGTTTCTTGAAGACGGATAACCCTCCCACTTGACAATGTACTCGGCCGCATCGGCGCGTGTCGCGGATTTGGGAAGATGACCAACAATGCGCTCCACAAACCACAACGGTTCTCCATTCGAGTTCATCTTTTGTGGACCCTTGCCTTTGCCCTTGCCTTTTCCTTTTCCCTTTGGTCTGCCTCCGCCATGGTGATTCGGAGGGAGGGGTAACATAAAGCCGTCATCATCCTCATCTTCTTCTTCGACGTCGTTTTTAGGAGTATTGTACCTTCTATTGCTTTGAGTTTTGCTTATGCTTTTGCTTTTGCTTTTGCCTTCACTTTGTTGCGTTTTGTCGTGCTTTCCCCGAAGAGAACATAGAATGTCGATCTCGGCTATTCTGCCCTTCTCGGCCCATCGTTGAAGTCGTTGTTGATCCTCGGTCTCCACTCGGTCTTTAGGTACAAAGCTCATGTCCGAGTCATAATTCGACGGATTTGCGT